CCGCCACGCCGAAACAGAGCCGTCCGGCAGACGCCGGGGCGATGACCGGACCGGTGGTGTCCTCCCACAACGCGGCGTCGATCGCGCGTTCGACGATGCCGGTGTCCCGGATGTTGCCGAACGCGCGCGCCCAGCCCGCCGCGTCGTCGCCGAACTGGTCGCGGAAATCCCTGAGCTGGTCGAAATCGAACAGCCATCCCGCGCCTGGATGGTGGCTCCAGATGTTGTCCAGATCCTCCGGGTCGGAGCCGAACGGGATCCCGAAATCCACGAAGCAGGTGCGCCCCAGATCATCCCCGGCGTCCATGCGAGCCCTGAGCTCGTCGAGCTTGGGGTTGAAGAACGTGCTCTTCGCGGTGCCCTCGGTCGAGCAGAACGTGATGCGCGGGCGCACGCCGGTGAGCTTCATGCGCGTGGTCGTGGTCGGCAGGAAGCCGTCGAGGATGCTCTTCGCGGTGTCCGCGGGCAGGGCCCAGCACTCGTCCAGGGTGAGGCTGTCGCCCTGGAAGCCGTGGCCGGTGCTGTCGGTCGTTCCGCCCGGACGGATGGTCGAACCGTTGCGCAGGGTCAGGCACATGCTGCCGTTGCTCAACCTGACCTGCCGGGCCAACGGCGCGAGCAGCGACTTGTTGAACTGGGTCGTGTACTCGCGGAACTGCTCGCTCGCGTCCTTGCCGGTCTGCGCGAGATACCAGACGCGCCGGTTCGGCCCCCACAACGCGTTCCGGGTCTCGCAGGCCCGTTCCCTGGTGGTCTTGCCGGCCTGGCGCTGCACGGTCAGCACCAGCGTGTCGTACCAGTAGGTGCCCGTGTCCGGGTCGATCTCCCCGAACACGTCCGACACCAGGCGCTGCCATGGCAGGAACGGCGTGCCCAACGCCTCGGCGATGCACGCCTCCCTCGGTCCGTCCGTCACACGGTCCGGGTTGCGGGGTGTGCAGTACCTGGGTTTGACGTCCGGCGTCGGCCTGCGGGTCATCGGGCCATGTCCTCCATGAGCCTGGCGAGCTCGTCGTCGGTCTGCGCCTGGTCCGGGTAGATGACGGACAACTGCTGGATGTAGCCCAACAGCGAGGTCATGTTGCGACTGATCTCCCGGCCCTTCGCGTTCTGCATGTCGATGTTCCTGGCGATGCTCAGCATCGAGCTGTACAAAAACTCGGCCATCGAGTTCTCCGGCTTGCCGTCCCTGAACTCGCTGATGAACCGTTCGGTCGCCTGCTCCTGCGGTCCCTTGACCAGTCCGGCGTCGTCCAATCCCGGCAACGTTCCCATGGTTGACTCCGATCACGATGATGGTGTATATTCCCTGAATAAAGTCGATTACAGTCCGGAATCATGGGTTTCGTCCCTGTTTTCGGGCTTTTTTATTTGCGTTGTGGGGAACGAAAAACGGTGAGGCGCGGGGCAGGGGAGCCGACCGGCGTTTAAAAAACCGACGGTCACCAGCGCGGCCGCGACGACTCCGGCGGCGACGGGGTCGGTTCGCGCGCGTCGAGCATGTCCGCGTGGCCCAGGCCGAGCTCGGCGAGCCGATGCCGTCGGGCTTTGAGCCTCATGTCCACGGCCTGCTGGGTGATGCCGGTCCGGTACCACTGGACGATGCCGCGTTCGGCCGGCCTACCACGCTGTGTGCGTTCGTGCCTGCGCATCACCTCGGGCTTGCCAGGGTCGCACACCACGATGTCGTAGTCCAACGCCACCCACTCGTCCAACAGCCTGGGGCTGCGCGGCGTGGCGGGCAGGGTCTTCACGATCCACACGTCCACCGGTTCGATCACGCTCACCGCGCGCCGGTACGCGCCGTACCACGCGCCCACGGCCAGCTCGCGCACGTACCGCGGCTGGTTGTGCTGGTCGTCCCATCCGGCCAGCAGGCAGGTCGACAGTGCGTCGAAGTCCACCACGATGTCTCCCGGCTGCTGGTGTTCGCGCACGTACGTGCTCTTGCCCCCGTTGGGCGGGCCGATTATCGCGTGATAGCGGGCGCCGTAGCCGGACAGGACGCGCTCGTGGCGCATCGAGTTGCAGTGACGGCACGCGCGCCGCAGGTTCGACGCGATCGTGGGGCCGCCGAGCTTGTCCGGCACGATATGGTCGCTCGTGTCCGACACGCGCGTGCACCCCGGCATGCCCAGCCAGCAGTCGTTGCCCCACAACGCGACCACCTGCATGCTCAGCTCGGGCGGTACCCTCTGGCGTCCCCTACTGCTCGGCATGCTTGTCCCTGAACGCTTCCAAGTCGGCCAACGCGTACCGGTAGGTGCGCGGCCCGTACTTCACGTACGCCGGCCCCTCACGGTTCTGCCGCCACTCCCGCAACCGTCGTTCCGTCACGCCCAGCCAGCGCGCCGCCTCGCCCGTGGTCAGATACCGCATCAGAACCCCAACATCCCCTGCGACTGCACCGGCGGCACCGGTTTCTGGTTCCTGGGCAGTTGGCGCAGCCGGTCGCACTCCTGGCCCACATAACGGGCGAAGTCACGCACGTCAACCCAATACCGGCCGTCACGATACCGCACCAGCAGGCCCTTGGACTTCAACTGTACGAGCTGGGCGACGTGCGACAGGCCCAGCGGCCTGATGATCTGCCAGCCCTCCAGCTCGGTCGAACCGACACGGCCGGCGGTCTCGTTCACCGCGTTCAGGAACCCGTTCAGCAGCATGACCGCGTCCACCGGGTCAGCCCACGGGCTGAGCGCCTCGCTGATGCTCGGCTTGGTCTTGACCGTCATCGCGCCTCCTTCGCGTCGACCAGGTACTCCCAGCGGTTCAGCCAGCGGGCCAACAAGCGCAGGCAGGCGTCCACGCTGTAGCACTTCGCCCCGGCCACGCGCATCGTGTGCCTGGGCATGTTCCCGTCCCTGATGATTTTCTGCAGCTCGTTGTCCTTCAACCCGCTCGACTTGAGCAGCAGGTCACGGGTCACGTACTTCTTGCCCTTCCGGTTCCACTCGTCCAACTGGGGAAGCAGCCTCGAAGCCTGCCGTCTGAGCATCTGCTCGAACCGTTCCTTACCGGCTCCCATCACATCATCCTTTCCATCATTCCCGTCCCCTTTTGGGAGGGAGCGTTAGAGTGTCAAGACCTAGAAAGGCGCGAACGGAAACCGCAAACCCGAATCGGGTACGGTTCCGCCAGCGCCTCTCGTCATGGGTCTCGCTTTCGGTCGGTACGCGCCGTCGATACACAAGAGCGGCCGAAGCCGCCGGGAATGGTCCCCCACAAGGCCCACGCCACACAGCGCGCTCAGGCCGCCCGATTCCGCCTTTATCGGCGACCTCATGGGGTCGGGAACAAGTTTTGTCACTGCTTCGGTGATTGCCACACCGCGAGGTCCCCCGTGCTCATATCGGGGCGGAGCGGGCTAGCGCGGTCCATCCTGCCGGCGCATCACAGCCCATGCCATTATCGGTGACCAGGATCACGGCCCTGGCGGCCACACGCACCCATCACGGCGGTGACAACGGCACTCCATAGGAAGCATCCATTGCCCGTCGGCACCGCACCATATCCGCCCTGGCGTCACGCGCCTGCGCCATCAGCCGGTCCAACTCGGTCTCGTTGAACGCCAACACCACATGCGCGTTACCCGTGGTCGCCCGCAGGTTGAACAACCCCAGACCAGCATCCACACACTCGATCCTTGCGAACGCCATCACGACCACCCCATGAACCGCAGGAACCGCCCCCATTGCAGGTGCAGCCAGATCAACACCAAACCAAGCGCCAGCAACAGGCAAAAGCCAACATCACGCAGGAACCTAACCACGACCGGCCTCCTTCTGGATACGACGGATCTCCGCGCGGATACGCCGACGCTCACGCACATGCCGCATATCCACAAACCCGAAAACATCCAACACGCCGGCCACCAGGACCACCGCCATCGCCAGCAGAATCACCACCAGCAACACCATGCACACCCACGCAACAACCTCAGCCATTGGAACCACCCCAATCCACCAGACGGCCCACACGCTCCGGCACATCCAACACCACCAGCAACACGCACGCCGCCAACACCCCGGCGATCGTCGGTTCGCCCACCACCAGCATGATGAGCGAACACAACGAACCTGCAATAACCATGACCAGCTTGTAAACCAAACGCATCACAGTGCGCTCCTTCGCGTATCCAAATGATCGGCGGCCAACCTCAGGAAACGGGCGAACTACTTCCGCGGCATCCGTGCACATGCCCCCTCTGGCGTCTTTGGTGCAGCTCACACAAGGCTTGTTGCCCTCAATCCGAAGGGATGCAGCTTCCACCATGTCTCCCGATCCATCCCCGAAGAAACCGCTTGAAACAAGGACGGAAAGCACTTTCATCGTCCGCCTCCAACCGAGCCGGAAGCGACAAATGGCACCTTTCTCCGCCGCGTTAAGCTGGGAAACGCAATACCAACAACCCATCCAACATGACGGAGAAAGGAAGAATCGTGAATTGGTGGGATGCATTTAATCTTGCAGCCTCCATCGGCACATGCCTGTCCATCGCGGCTGCGGTCGTCACATGGTGGATCAGCAGAAGCAGAGTCATGGATGCCTACCCCGACGTGGCGAACATCGCGGAATGGGCCGGCAAAGACCGAGAAACATCCGAGCAAGGCAGAGTGTTCAGGATACAGAACATCGGCGGCGCCGGCATGTGCATCCAGACGATCAACGTCAAGGGATGCAGCCTGTCCTTCAAGCCGTACCAGAACATCGGTAGTGAGCCGACCAACGTGCTGATGCCCGGGGAGCGCCTGTACCTTTACGCAACCGAGGTGACCGGTGAAGCGTCGCTCGTCGTCCAATACATCACGCACGACAACGCAAAAATCATCCACTACGACCGATTCGACATCGGCAAGCTCGTGCCGGAATCGTACCTGTTGTGCAGATACGTGCGCCCATCGATGCGGCAGAGATTCGACATGCGCTATCGGTGTGGGCAACTCTTCACCGAAGATGGAATCAGCAGCCGGAAGCGGACAGTCCGTGTCACACGTCGACACGGGGCCGACGCAATCGAGAATGCCGACCTCTGTTTGACGGCAAAAGGCTACAAATCCATGTACATAGGATTCTCCGGAATGTACGACGATGAGGCTGAGGCTCGACAAGCCTGACGAACTCATCATGCGGCAAAAGCCGGATGTCAAGCGTGGCTTCAATTTCATAATGGTCGGCATCATCGGTCATGACACCTCCAACGGTTCGCGGCCGAGCAGCACGTCCGTGGACACGCCGAGCAGATCGGCCAGTCTGGCGATCTCGTCCGCACTGAAACGGATATCACCCTTGAGCTTGTGGGAGAAGGTCGCAGGTGAAACGCTAATCTTTCGTGCAACGTCCTTTTGCCACAGGCCGCGCAGTGCCAGCAGACACTTGATGCGGCTGCACAGCAAATTTGCACTATGCAAATCATCTTTCGTCATGCCAAACATCTGTATCACAAATCGCCGTCATGTGCAAATCGGATTTATGGAATCTTGAAACCGAATTTATATTATGCTAATCTGTTTCATATGACAGCTACAATTATGCAGCCGCAAGCAGCGGCAAAGAATGATGCTCATGGATCCTTACAGGATCGGGTCAGCTACAACATTCGTGTGCTGTTGGCGATTCGCCAGACCTCACAGCAGGACCTTGCCAAAGCGATGGGAATTGCCGCAGCCAGTCTCTCTCAGAAGTTCAGTGGCCGCATTCGCTGGAATCTGGATGATATCGAAAAAGCCTCCGGATTCCTTGGTGTGAATCCGGAGGCGTTGGTAGCGGGGCATGGATTTGAACCATGGACCTCTGGGTTATGAGCCCAGCGAGCTACCGAGCTGCTCCACCCCGCGTCGGCTTGTCTTTTAGACAGCTTTATCTACAATAGGGGCAATTTTCAGGAAGTCAACTCGGCGTGTTGTGCTGAATCATGGCCCTGAGCATGTTCTCCTCGGCCGATCGGTTCCAGCAATCCTCTCCGGGAGAGGGGGCCAACGAGAAAGACAGTAATAGCGCGCTATAAATGGCCGTTATAGGAATGCCGGGGAGCGATATCCAAGAAATTGACATAATAGAGGGTATGCCTATCAAGATCCCCAGTGGCCTTCCGGCCAGAGACATTCTCGACTCGGAGCGCATCTTTGCGCTCGAGAAGCCCGAGGCGGAGCGTCAGCGCGTCCGCCCGCTCAGACTGGTGATTCTGAACCTCATGCCCAAGAAGATCGAAACCGAGACGCAATTGCTGCGTCTGATCTCCAAATCGCCGTTGCAGGTCGAGATCGACTTCATGAAGACCTCCACGCATGAGGCCACGCATGTCTCCGCCGACCATCTGGTCAAGTTCTACGAGAATCTCGACGCCTTCCGCGACAACTACTACGACGGCTTCGTGGTGACCGGTGCTCCCGTGGAGCATATGCCATTCGAGGACGTGGACTATTGGGACGAGTTCAAGACGATTCTTGACTGGGCGTCCACGCACGTGTTCTCCACCATGTATCTGTGCTGGGGTGCCATGGGCGCGCTGTACGAGCGTTACGGCATCCATAAGGTGGATTACGCCGAAAAGATCTTCGGCGTATTCCCCCAGTATTTGCAGGATGAGTACTGCTTCCTGACCAACGGTTTTGACGAAATTGCACTGCAGCCGCACTCGCGTCTGGCCGGCGTGAATGAGGATGAGGTGCGTGCCAACCGCAATCTGCAGATTCTGACATGGGGTCCGCAGTCGGGGCCAGGGCTCATCGCCACGCGCGACTTCTCCGAGGTGTTTGCGCTCGGCCACTGGGAATACGGCAAATACACGCTTGCCGAAGAATATGAGCGCGATATGGCCAAGGGGCTGACCAATGTGCCGTTCCCGCAGAACTATTTCCCGCATGATGATCCGAAACTGGAGCCGCTGTTCGCCTGGCGAGCACATGCGAACCTGCTGTGGCGCAACTGGTTGAACTGGGTGTACCAGACCACGCCGTATGACCTGACCGAGGTTCCGGGGCTGCGTGCCGAAAAGAAGCTCGGCACTGATCGTTCGATTCGCCATGAGCCCGGCGGTCCGCGCGAGGATGATTTCAAGCCGTTCCTCAACGACGGCTACGGCGTTATTGAGGGCTGATCGTTCGCACAGTGGACTGTAATCTGTTCACGATACGGACGATTGAATGAACATAATCCTACACATCGGCGAGATGCGACTAATATCAAACAACACTCGCGAAGTGCCGGGAAAAGCCTTACGGCAGTAGGGATGAGAAAAGACGCGCCGAGGTGGGCTTGACTTTGTCTAGACACAGGCAAATAATCACTCTTCAGTCATTCGGAGTCGAATGCCCAGCGCTGACTCCGTGTCCACGCTCAGCAGACTCCGCATCGAGACGACGAAAGTAACGAGTCCGTCACATTCGCCCGCCCGGTGGGTTTAAACTGACACCTGACATTGAAGAAGCAGGAGGCGTGAATATGGTCGGTTCGTTCGGCGCAGGATTGCTGTTGGCGAACGAGGGCGCTCATCTGCCCTCAGTCAACGACTTCCTACCCCCGGAGATCCTGTTCCAGGGCACTCCGTTTGCCATCAACCGTATTATCCTGATCCGCATCGTGGCCACCATCGTATTGCTGCTGGTGCTCGGTATTACCGCCAAACATGCCAAGCTCATCCCCGGTCGTTGGCAGGGTGTGGTCGAGTACGGTCTTGACTTCGTGCGTGACAAGGTCGTTTATGACGTGATGGGTGAGGCTCGTGGCAAGCGCTACGTGCCGATGATTACCACCATCTTCTTCACGATCTTTGTCTTCAACCTGTGCGGCATCATCCCTGGTATGAACATGGCTGCCACTGCCACGGTGGTCATGCCGCTCGTGTTCGCCGTCTGGACGTTGGTCCAGTACTGGGTCGCCGCCGTCCGCTCGCAGGGCCTCGGCCACTATCTGCGACACGAGCTGTTCACCCCCGGTGTGCCGTGGCCGGTCTACATCCTGCTGGCTCCGATCAACCTGCTTGAGTTGTTGATCATCCGCCCGGCCTCTCTGACCATCCGTCTGTTCGCCAACATGGTTTCCGGCCACCTTATGGTCGCCACCTGCCTGGCGTTCGCACAGTTCTGGATGGTTGACGCGGCCAACAAGCTGCAGGGCATCCCGGTGGGTGCGCTGTGGTTCGCCGGTGGTTTCGCCATGACCTGCTTCGAGGCGTTCGTCGCCTTCCTGCAAGCCTACGTCTTCGCGATTCTTTCCACCGTGTACATCAACCTGAGCTTCCCGGAAGAGTGACGGGCGACTAACCCGCCGCTTCCGGTCCCCGGTCTGGGAAAATCGCAGACCGACCAAACCCCAAGATTTATAACGTCGCCAAGTACGTTAGAAAGGAAACACAATGGATATCATCACCCTCGCAGAGGTCGCCGGCAACCTGTCCGTCATCGGTTA